AGTGCTATATATGGTGTTTTAATAAATGTAAAATGCTATATATAGTATATGTGTGGAGGAATAATTATGGTATTACCGATTGTGGTAAATACAGATAGGAAAATTGCTATTGATAAATCAGAATATAATCATGGTATGGAAAATGGGTTATTTCTGACAGAAGATGGTTCGCTTGGAATAAAAAGAAAAAATGGTGAGTGCTTTGACTTGTACGGAAAAGAACTGAATGTATCTGGGGAGATGGGATATAAATGTTATGTAGAAGGTGGAATTAAAGGTATTGGTATTGAAGGTCAAACTAAAGAGTCATGGAGTGGTGATAAAATGTCAACACATTCTGGATATGGAGTAATGACTATAACACGCCAGCAAGTGAATCCACCTACAGCATTATTCGGTAGCTCAATCAAACATGGAAATGTTATCAATGTTACTATTTCTCATGCGGATTTAAAACGTGGAATAAATCACGACTGGTATCATGCTAATGGAAGAATCTGCGAAATTGAATTATCTTTGTCTCAATTTGCAGATATGATTACATCTATTGGAAATGGCGATGGTGTTCCTTGTACTATCCATTTTACAGAACGTGACGGATATATTCCACAAATTGATTATGAAAGTAAGATTGAACAGCACCGTGGCGAATTCAAGGATCAGTTGTCAGATGTCAAAAGTTCGATTAAAAATGCGTATGATATTGCTGAAGAATTGTTTTCATCGAAGAAAACATTGAATAAAGCGGATAAGCAGAAGATTTTAGATGCATTAGCAAAAGCAAATAGAGATATTGGCTGCAATGCTGAATATGCTCTTGATTGCTTTAATGAGCAGATGGAGAAATCGGTAACAGAAGCTAGAGGCGAAATCGAAGCATTTATGCAGAACCAGATTCAAAATATAGCAATGAAAGCTATTACAACGAATGTTGATGAAAACGGATTGCCGGATTTCAATAAAATGATTGCAATAGAGTAAAGGAGATACGATATGTACGATTTCAAAAAAGCGAACAATTATGTAGAGTTCGCAAGAATGCTTGAACAGGCAACGGGATGTTCTGTAAAAATCAAAATTATGAATGGAGCAGATCACATTCATTATCAGTTAAATGACAGGTATGATGTTTCGTTAGGTGTGTTGTGTATTGATAAAGGTATTGCAAGTTTCGCCCCATTTGTAACCCACGGAACAGCACAAAATGAGCAGTATATCAATGTTCAGTATATGGTAATGTTCGATGAATTTGTCAATGTACTGAATGCATTTAAAAAGATTTTCGTTGAAGAAATCGGCGTTAATCTTAGAAAGGATGAAGAAAATGAATAAGCCATATGATGTTGGATTTATTTGTGGACGTTTTCAGACGTTTCATAAAGGACACGAAAAATTAGTTGAAACTGGGTTGATGCTTTGTGACAGACTCTTGATTTTTATTGGAAGCTCTCAGGAAGATGGAACAGAGAGAAACCCGTTTAACATCACGACCAGAGAAAAAATGTTAAAAGAGATATATGGTGGGCGTGGCGATATCATGATTTACGGCTTACCAGACTTAACCACCGAAAATGATATTACTCCGGCGTGGGGAAGTTATCTACTGGATAAGGTAGACAGATATATTTATAAGAAGCCGGATATTATGATTTATGGAAATGATGAGAGTAGATCTGCCTGGTTCTCCAAAGAAGACCTAAAAGGAATGACAGAGCTTATTATCAATCGTTCTGATTTGCCGATTTCTGCCACAATGGTAAGAGACTATATGGTTCATGATCAGAGAAAAGAATGGATGCAGCTTGTAAATCCAAAACTTCATAAGATGTATGATGAATTGCGTATGCAGCTTATGTCCGTTGAATACTACAAAAGAGTAGCGGAGGTATAAAATTGAAAATTTGTCAAAAATTTCATTTAAAACAGATGTATCATGAGATAACGTTTTATGCTTACGATATAGAGAAGATTGAGAAAATAACACCATATAACTTATCAAGAATATATGTCCCGGAATGTATAGATAGAGCCAATAAAAGGTGTGATTTTTGGAAAGTAAAAGAAGTTTGTTGTCAATGTTGTGTTTCACATTTGCAAGAATTACTTTTAGATGGTTGGTATGTAGGGGATAAAAATGGATTTTTGACAGATGATTCATATTATGCTCTGTTACAGACAGGGATTAGAGTTCCTGTAAATAAAGAAATATATAGGGAATGGAAAAAAGGTTGGTCTTCCAAACCATCAACACAAGACGATAAAGTGTATGAGTTAGGAGTAGATTATGAAAAGAAATAGCCAGTTTTGGCATTTAAAATTTGCCGATGATTACGATAGAACCAAAGAGACATTCCGGGAATACAGATGTAATCGTGAGCTATATTATGACCATGACAAGAAAATGTGGGTACATCGTGCGGAATATACAGGCAGTTGGTATCCAGCAACATTTCCTTGTGGAAGTTATAAAGCTGCATTGCGACATTTGAGAAAACACGATGAAATACCGAAGGGTACACGATTTGTTCTGGTTAGTCGTTTTATTGGTGGTGATAGGACTTTAGTGAAGAGGTAGAACATGAGAACGAATGATATTTTATTAGATGGATTTAATGATATCCGCACACTTCAAAGATATCTTTATATGTCAGATGAACATTATATTGAGATAGAAAATGTCATTGGAGTGAAACTGAGAATTAGAATGGGAGAAAACTTACATTATTATTGTAAGAACATGAATTTCCCAGATTTGCCAGATGCATGTTTTTCAGAATCAATGACGAATAAAACTATGTTAGGTATTATTGACCAGTTGAAAGAGAATCCGGCAACTGAATATCCAAACAGTTTTAAGAATAGATGGGATGAGATAGTATCAATAACATCTGCAAACGTAGCTCAGAACGAATATAAATGGGCGAATGGAAGATACAGAGGGAGTGTGTAAGATGAAAGACATCAAAATGCCAGAAAATGTAAAAATGATTCTTGATAAATTATCAAGTGAAGGGCATGAAGCTGTTATAATTGGTGGTTGCGTGCGTGATTCTATCATGGGGATTAAACCGCATGACTGGGACATTGCTACGTCTGCCCAACCAGAAGAAATAATGGAATGTTTCAAACACTACAATCTGATGAAAGCTGGATTAAAACATGGAACAGTAACCGTTATTATTGACCATGAACCATATGAGATTACTACATATAGAATTGATGGGGAGTATTCAGATCATCGAAGACCTGATTCTGTCGATTTTACATGCGACTTAGCAGAGGACATTATGCGCCGAGATTTCACAATCAATGCTATTGCGTATGACGGAGAAAATATTATTGACTTGCATGATGGCATTGGAGATCTGCAGAAAGGAATTATCCGTTGTGTTGGTAATGCAAATGCAAGATTCAGAGAAGATCCGCTTAGAATTCTCCGGGCGATTCGATTTGCTGCAAGATTTGGCTTTGAGATTGATGAATCAACTAAAAAAGCAATGTTTGACAATTGTGATATGTTGCGACTCATTGCAACAGAGAGAAGACAGAGTGAATTTACAAAAACACTTTGCAGTGAGCATGTCAGTATCATCAAGGATTATGCTAAAATACTGAAATATGGTTTACCATGTATTGACAGCATTAAGGATTTTGATAAGGCAGTACGTGCAATAGAAATGTGCCAGGATATCAGTGAAAAATTGGCAATTTTGATTGACGGATTATCATTATCAGAGTATAATAAAGCTGTTAAAGCAATTTTGACAGGAATGAGATATCCGAATAAAGTAATTGTATCTGTTCAAAATATTTTTGCTGCAAAGAAAATGGTAATTACTAACTCAGATGCGTGTATCAAAAATATGTTGTACAAGTTTTCACTGGAAGATGTGAAACATATTTTAAGATATAAACACGCTAAAATAAATGCAAGTGATAATATAAATAAAGAAACACTTGAAAAAGTAGAGGATATGATTGAACGTGCAGAAGAATTGGCTGAATCAGATGAATGCTACAACTTAAAAGGTCTTGCAATTAACGGAAATGATTTAAAACGCCTGGGAGTGAAAGATCTTGACATTAAGTGGATGTTAGATGGACTGTTAAAATTAGTAACCACAAATCAAGTAGAAAATTCGAGGGACGTATTGATCGAGGTGGCAAAAATTTCCATGTTATAATTTGGTTTATTATTATTGACTTTAGTAAGGTTGATATGTATAATAAGAACATACGTTCTAAGTGGAACTTTCGCTACCTGGATGTCGGAAAGGGGAAAAAGATAATGTTTTTTATTTACGAAAAGAATGAGTACCATGTAAATGTGAAAGATGAATTTGCAAAAGCTACGTCTGGTGATTATATAGACATGCTTGATGCATTTGGCATTGTGTTACATAGTTTATCTGACAATCCAGAATTCGGCAATTCTACTGTTATGTTAATGATGTATAATAATGGAAGAATTACCATTGAAATTGTTGATGCAAAGGAAGATGATTGTGAAATCATTGATCCAACATACACACAGGAGGAATATAGAGAAATAGAAGAATATTTAAAACTCGAATAATTGAATATCTACTATCAGATAAAAATAAAGTATTACCGGAAAAACTTGACATCTCTGTTTTCTGGTGGTATTATTAAAGTACAAACAAAATATGGAAAGGGGACGCACATATGAAAGCATCTGATAGTAGAGAGCATCTAATTACTAAAATTGAGAATTTAGTTTTAAACTCAAGTCCAGATAAAATAAACAAAATTGAAGAAGAAGTTAGACATGACGGTAAAATCTCATTAGGCAGTTTTCTTAGAATAGTATCAGGGAGAGCCGATTTAGATGAACTGAGTGATGCCGAATTATATTGGCTGACTTTTGCTATATCTAAAGTATCAAAAAATTTTGGTGTGCCGGAAGATTATTTTGAAGACGTAGAA